TCCACATTAAGCGCTTATTCACCAACCCTAACAGATGTATTTGGTACTTATAATGGCACATCTGCGATCGTTCAAGGTGTTGAAAATGCTGTTGTGTATATTACAAATAATGGCGCAATTTCTGGTCGAGGCACGAGTGGATGTACATTTAGTGGAAATGTGACAACGCAATCAGGACAGCCGTACTTAAAACTTAGTTTAGTGTTTGGTAATTCGCCATGTTACATGGCTGGTCGAGCGGTAAACGGCATAGTGTATTTTGATAAAACTGCAAAAACTATTCATGCTGTTGCGGAAAATTCTGGTCGGGATAATGCGGTGTTGTTTTTGGGCACAAAACAATAGAGAATTTCAAACCATAATAAATTGAAAGGTAGCTATAGAATGGTTGCAACTAAATATTGTTTTGCATGTGGGGAGCAAATTGATTCTCGTGCTGAAATATGTCCAAAATGCGGTGTAAGGCAAACTGATGTTAAAGTAGCAGGCAATAAAAGCAAAATTGCTGCTGGTGTTTTGGCTTTGTTTCTAGGTGGATTTGGAGTCCATAAATTTTATCTTGGTAAAGTTGGTCAGGGTATTTTGTATTTATTATTTTTTTGGACATTTATACCAGCTATCATCGCATTCTTTGAGGCAATAATTTATTTTTGTACATCAGATGAAAACTTTGCTAAAAAGTATGGATAATCCATTAAGTTAATTTGAGTTCAAACATATTAAAGTTTTGAAGAGTAGTTTTAGCTAGTAAGTCATACCATCAAATAAACAATATCAACCACCTTCGGGTGGTTTTTTTACGCCTGAGGAAAAGAGAATGGCAAATAACAAAATCGAAGTTCATGTCAGTGCTAAGACCTCAGAGCTTAAATCTGGTATGAATGATGCCGAGAGAATTGTAGATAACTCAACCAAAAAAATCGAAACTTCTACAAAAAATATGAAGTTTACTTTTGATTTTTCTGGCGTGAAATCTCAGTTTGATAACTTTGCAAATGATATACAACGTAAAGCTCGCAATGTTGGTGACAATTTATCCAAGTCATTAACCAGTAGCTTGTCTCTGGTTAGAGGTGGATTCTTTTTAGGGATTGGTGAGCAGATTGCCCGTAGCGTTGCAGATGGTATTGCAGCATTACCAGATATTGTCACTAAGGTAGGTGAAACGGCAAAGCAAATTGAAAATCAGGCTCGTCTGGCGAATGCAACCACAACCGAATTTCAAGAATGGGCTTTTGCATCAAAAAGTGTAAGTGTTGAACAAGATAAGCTCTCTGACATTATGAAAGACGTGAACGATAAGTTCGGTGATTTCATGCAGACGGGTGGCGGAGAAATGAAAGATTTCTTCGAGAAGATTGCACCTAAGGTAGGTGTGACTGCAAAAGAATTTCAAGGGCTTTCTGGACCACAGATTTTAGGAAAATATTACGACACACTTAAAAAAGCCAATGTTTCGCAAGCTGAAATGACCTTTTATATGGAAGCGATTGCAAATGACGCAACTCTGCTTGCCCCATTGCTTGATAACAATGCTGAAAAATTAAAAGAATATGCAAAGCAAGCCCATGATCTTGGTGTAATCATGGATCAAGATGCAATTGCTAAAACCAAAGAATTCAATACAGCTTTAGGTACCATACAGTCAACCATGCAGGGTGTATTCACTCGCATGGCCGCTCAGGCAGCGCCGTTTCTCACTCAATTGGCTAATGACTTTCTAGATTTTGCTGTGCGTTCACGAGACGGTATTGATAGTTCTATAACAGCCATTATCACGATTTTTGAAAGTTTAGTGGATATTGCTCAGGATATTTTCTCTACGATTAGTGGTATTTGGAGTGATCTAACGTCAGACATAGGTGACGGAAGTATCGAGCAGATCGGTTTTATGGATCTGGTGTCTGGTGCTTTAAAAGGTTTTGGTGCTGTAGCGGTTGGTTTGCAGGTTGGAATTAAAATAGCATTTGAAGCAATTCGTGCTGTGATATCGACTGTATGCCAGGCTATTGCTGTAACGATTAATATTCTACTCAATGCGTTTGATGGGTTTAGAGATACCATTCAGTTTGGTCTGGATATCTTGAGCATTAAGTTTCAGACATTCGGAAACACCGTTAAAAGTATCTTGAGTTTTGATTTTTCTGGTGCATCAGCCAATTGGGATAGTGGTCTGGCAAAAATTGGATCGATCACAGACCAGTACACCAATAAAATGAAGAATCGTGCTAATGATGTTAAAACGGCATGGAATGATGCTGCTTCAAAAGCTGGAACATCCTGGAAGACTGCTTGGGAAAATATTTCAGGGGCGTCTGAAAAAGGTGGTAAAAAACTTCAGTTGCTTTTTCTTAAAGATCCAAATGCAACAGATGAGAGCCCGAAACCCAGCCCGTTACCAACTTTCAATCCCAATCGTGGCATAGGCACTGGTAAAAAGGATGAGAAGGAGAAAAAACCGAAGAAAGGCAAATCAGATGCAGAACGTGAGGCCGAGCGGGAAGCCAAGGCAATTGCGGACATTCGTTATAAATACGCCACTGAAGAGGAAAAAATTCAGCTAGATCTGAAAAAAGCCTTGGAGGATATCGAGAAAGCCAAAATTTCCGATGCTGAAAAAGCACAGCTAAGAATCAAGGCTGAGAAAGTGGCCAGCGATAAGATCAAGGCTTTGCGTACAGAACAGTTCGAGAAAATTAAAGAGATCCGTGAGCAGGAAATTGCAAACGCAATTGAACAAGCGCAGCGCATCTTTGATATTGAAAAAGCCCGTATTCAGGCACTTTTAGATGCAAATAAAATCTCGAACGCTCAAAAAGTTCAGATGGAGAAGCAGCTTGAGGATCAGCTTCGAGCAATCAAGCGCAATGGTCTGGAAGAGCGTTTAAAACTTGAGGAGCAGTACTCATCGATCTCGGGTAAAAGTGGCAATCAGAGCCGGGTCACCAATGATATTGCAAATCTGGACACTGATCAGAAGGTTGCCAACACGCAATCATTTAATCTCATGTCAGAAGCCCAGATGAAAGACTTCGAGAAAAAGTTTGGCGGCCTTACTGATCGTATTTCAAGCCTGTGGGACAAAGGCATTCAATCGATGATGAATGGTACCTTGACCTGGCGAAATGCAAGCAATGCAATCATGACTGAGATGGCAGGCTTCTTTATTCAGAAAATGGTAACTGAGCCGCTACGTGAGTACATGATCGGGCTATCCAGAAGAATGGCCATTAAAATGGGTTTCATTCAAACTGAAACGGCTGCTGAGGTTGCTGGCCAAGCTGCCCAGACCGGTGCTGTTGTAGCTGGTGAAGGAGCCAAGACTGCTGCGACCAGTGTCGGTGTTTTTGCGCGTATTGGTTTAAAAATCATGGAAACCATTAAATCGATCATGATGTCGGCATGGGAGGCTATGGCCAAAACCATGGCGTCCATTCCATTCCCTGTAAACATTGCTTTAGGTGTTGCTGCTTTTGCGGGCGTTGCTGCACTTGTGGGCAAGGTGGCCTCTGCCCGTGGCGGTTACGACATTCCTGCCGGTGTAAACCCAATGACGCAATTGCATGAAGAGGAAATGGTATTGCCGAAACAGCATGCCAATACAATTCGTGCTCTAGGAAAATCTATGGCCAATGGTGGTTTTGGAAGTGGTGGCGAGAACACTGCACAGCCCGTTATTTTCAGTCCTACCATTCAGGCTTGGGATTCAAAGGATGTTCGACGCTTCTTCAAGAAGCATGGTAGTGAATTAGCAGACAGTCTAAAGGGCTATAACCGCAATTTTGGTAAATAAGGAGGATTCATGTCAGACGTATTGTTTCCTGAACTGCCGGGTTTAGAGTGGGATCTTACCAAAACCCCGATGTTCAATACCAAGATCATGCAGTCTGTGAATGGTCGCGAGTTACGGGCCAGTTATCAGGCAGTGCCGAAGTATCAAATCAGCATGTCCTTTGCCTTTCTTCGTGAAAGCAAAGGACGCAAGGAATTACAGCAGCTTGAGGGGTTTTTTCTAGAGCGCCGTGGCTCATTTGATTCATTCCTTTTCAAAATGCCTGAGGACAATGAATTTCAATGCACATTCATTGGGGATGGTGTTCAAACCTCATTCCAGCTTTATAAGCAGATCAATACCACTCAGATTCCTTTGCAACATACGCAACCGGAACAGAGTGAAGATCCATTGATGTGGGATGAAGTTGCTACAAAATCGATGTGGTCAGATCCTGATGATCAAATGTGGTTACTTCAATTTGGTATTACTAATAATGGTTTGCTGCAAATGCCAATCCCTCTGGCCGCAGGTGAATCCATTACGATCACCGGCACCTATTATTATCGCTGCCGCTTTGCAGATGATGAACAGCAATACACCAATTTTATGAGCAAACTCTGGAAAGCGGGAAAAGTTGAGATGGTAGGTTCACTGGGGAATAAAGTATGAGAGCAGCTTCGGAAAAACTGATCGCGTTACTTGATGCCAATCATTTCGTGATGGCAGATCTATATACGATCACGACGATCCAGAATGATATCTATAGACACACCAATTATGACTTTGATCTCATTGTTGCGGGTGAGCTTTATCATTCTGATGGCCCAATCATTAGTCGGGATGGCATCACATTATCATTGGGTGTGGAAGTGGATAATCTGTCTGTAACCATTGACGTTACTGATGAAGAAACTTTTGAAAGTTTGCGTATTGTCCAGGCTTTTCATAATGGACAAATGGATGGTGCACGTTTCAAGCTTGAACGTATTTTTATGGATGCGTCTACACCGACTGATACCAGTGCGGGAACGATCAAGTTGTTTGAGGGCCGGATTATTGAACCTGAGTTTGATCGTAATACGATACAAGCCAGTGTTGCGTCAGATCTGGATGAACTGAACGTGCAGATGCCGCGTAATCTTTATCAGCCAAGCTGCAGCAATACACTATTTGATCATGCGTGTGGTTTGAATCGTTCAAATTATGCGCTTGAAACTACGATTGCTGCTGGCAGTACTGCTTCCCGGATTCTATGTGATATCAACCAGCCGCAGGGCTGGTTCACTCAAGGCGTGATCGAATTTTTGGAAGGTGGTAATAAAGGCCTTAAACGCACAATTCGTTTGCATGAGCTTGATGTGCTGCTTCTAACATTGCCATTACTTGAAAATCCTGAGGTGGGGCAGAGAATCAAGGTTTATCCGGGTTGCGACAAGCGTCTGGAAACTTGCCAGAACCGCTTCAATAACTTTTCCCGTTTCCGCGGCGCGCCGTTTATTCCAATTCCGGAAACGTC